GCAGATTGATGTGTTTTCCACAACTCAATAAACTCAGCATCAGAAATATTGGGGGTTGTCATCACTACTCCAGTTTTAATCGCCAGTAACTTGTGTTTTTTGCCATCCAAGGCTTAGTTGGATTAAACATTTTGAAACCACACGAGATGAGAGAATTTGCAGAGGCTGGGTTATCGTAAGTACTTGTTATTACCCAGTTCATTTTGAGAGCTTTTGCTTGTCGGATGCGCACCCGAATAAACTTTTTCTGTAAGCCTTGTCCACGAAAATCAGGTACAACGCCACAGCGTACAAGATAACCGCAATCAGACCAGCGAGAAGAATAAACAAGACCTGCGAAGCCACAATCCACCCCATTCTCAGTAGCAATCCACCAATATCCATTAGTTGTGTCATAAGGTTTATCAAATGGTAGGCATTTCTTTTGAAGTACCGACAATCTCGCCTGAACAGAGGGATGCCTTGTGTTTACGCGACTAATCTTCATATGATTATTAGAACCCAACAATATGCTATTTTAATGACAGATACAATTGTTTTCAATACTATCTGATGTATAAACTATGTGTTATAGTAACTATCGTTAATCAATTTCTTTAACAAGGAGAAAGAAATGGTAGCGAATTTACTGAAAGTGGGCGCGGCGACAAAGAAGATTGTTCCCAAGCGTCCGCCCGCGGCGATCATGATGCCAAAGGCGTCTGAACAAAAGATGTACAAACCAAAACTCAATGACGATGAAGAGTATGCAATGAGCTACGAAGTCAAAGAGTGGATAGACAATGCACATAGTAAGCTGACTTATTATGTGAACAGGGTGCAGGCGCTAGAGGAGGAGATCAGGAGCCTGCGCCACAACAACAAAATCATGGAACAGCGCGTCATGGGGATGAGCTTTGAATAGCTTAGACAGATACGAACAGCTACAAAGCCTACTAATGGCGCATGAGAACACATCGCTTTGTTACGACAAAAGAACAAAGATGTGGCTGATAATTTTCCGCGATGGAATACAAGAGACAATGATAGTAGAGAGAAGCTTAGAGAATCTGATAAAGATTTTGCTACACTGTGATGTATAAGCGCTGAGACAATGCGCGACAAAGGACTGAAATTATGACCGACACAATTATGTTAGCAATCACTAACAAAGACAATAAACAATTAAGAAATATTGGTGACAGAGATGACAACCAATAAGAAGGGTGCTGGAAGACCACTAGGAAGCCCGAATAAGGCTACTGCGGATGCTCGGCAGGCTATAGCCTCATTTGTGGATGGAAACGCTCACAGGCTCACTGAGTGGCTTGATGCTGTAGCGAAGGGTGATCCTAATAACGATATAAAGCCTAATCCAGCGAAGGCATTTGATATGTTCCAGTCGGTGGTGGAGTATCACATTCCAAAGCTGGCGAGGATGGAGCACTCAGGTAGCGATACTAACCCTGTGGTGATTGAGCACAACATAGATGTATTTGGCGAGTTGCTCAAGAACATCAAGATGAAGCGCCAGAGTGGTGAATGAGTGTTCTAGAGGAAATACTAGAGGATCCATCACTTAAGGATGAATTCAGTCGCAAGACTCCGATTGAGCAGATAGTAATCAATTGGCAGTTGAAGTGGCTGGAGTTGCAGGCGCATGATCATCAGATTGAGCCTGCGGGGGATTGGTGGAACATATGGCTGATGCTTGCGGGGCGCGGTGCTGGTAAGACGCGTGCGGCGGCGGAGACACTAGCATACTGGGCATGGAGCCAACCCAATACCAGATGGCTTGTATCAGCACCTACCAGCGGTGATGTGAAGGGTACCTGCTTTGAGGGTGACTCAGGACTTCTTAGTGTAATCCCGAAGGAGCTGATAGCGGATTACAACAAAGCGCTTCATGAGATTAGGTTGATCAATGGCTCATTCATCAAGGGGATACCTGCGAGTGAGCCAGAGCGCTTTCGCGGTCCGCAATTCCACGGCGGGTGGCTCGATGAGCTTGCGGCTTGGGAGTACCTCCAAGAGTCATGGGACATGATCCAGTTTGGTATCCGATTGGGAACACGCACTAAGCTGATCTGCTCGACTACGCCAAAGCCCAAGGATGTGGTGCTTGACTTGATCGCTCGTGAGAGTGACGATGTGGTGATCACCCGCGCCAGCACATACAGCAACATCAAAAATCTGGCGCCATCATTCCAGAAGCAGATCTTGCAGTATGAGGGAACTAAGCTCGGACGCCAAGAGATCCATGCGGAGATCATCGACCCAGAGGAGGGCGGTATCGTCAAGCGCGACTGGTTCAGGCTCTGGCCAGACGGCAAGCCCTTCCCTAAGTTCGAGTACATCATCCAGTCTTATGACTGTGGATACAAAGACGGCAAAGAGAATGATCCGACTGGATGCATTACCTTGGGCGCGTTCAAGCCACTAGATGGCGGTATGTGTGTGATGGTGATTGACTGCTGGCAAGATAAGCTGACATATCCTGACCTGCGCCCCAAGATCATTGATGAGTATGAGACTGTATATGGCGAGGGAAAAGAGAAGAAGCGGGTTGATCTGTTACTGGTAGAGGACAAAGCCGCGGGCATCAGCTTGATACAAGATCTGCAAAGAGCCAACTTGCCCGTGATTGGGTACAACCCAGGTCGTGCCGACAAGACTCAGCGCCTGTCAATTGTTGCCAACATCATCCGCGCAGGTCGGGTGTGGGTACCAGAGTCAGGCGTGAGAAAGGGATTCGTGCGCGACTGGGCTGAAGGCATGGTGTCGCAGATCTGCTCATTCCCTGAGACGGCGCATGATGAGTTTGTGGATTGCATCAGCCAAGGATTGCGCTACCTGCGCGATGCAGGCTGGATATCAATTGATGCCCCACCAAGAGATGACTATGACGAAGAGGATTACATCGACGCTGAAGGATTCAACAACATCAAGAAGGGTAATCCTTATGCGATGTAAGTTATGTGTAAGTGGAATTCAATTCCACCCCATAGACTTAAAACTAAGCAAGTGGCATAATCCAGCGATCTCAACATAAGGTATTAATGTGGCAGATAATAGACCCGTCCCTATGCCGCCTGAAATAAGAGCGGAGCTTGCTAGGCTTCGTGCTCTGATGGTTCCAGATGCGGAAGCCTACAGACGGCGCGAGATAGGATCTAAGCGCATGGAGGAGGAGGCAAAGAAGATACAGCCCCTGCGTCCACTGAGCGCGGCAGATACCGATCTGGAGTACCTATCCGCGGCCAGTGGCGGTCAGGTAGACATGGACAGGATGCGCCTTGAGCTGATGAACGGCGGCGGCAAGGCTAAGTTCCTGAAGGACAGCAAGGTGAAGGAGCGTTTGTATCATGGAACAATAGCAGACATTGACAAATTTAAAATGCCCAAAAACTCCGTTGGCATATGGGCAAGCCGAAGTCCTGATGTGGCAAACGAATATGCAACGATTGCCGCTCGTGGTTCAGGCAACCCTTCCATTTATCCATTGCATGCACATTTAAAAAACCCAGCGTCTGAAAAAGAATTTGGTGACGCATGGGAAGAAGCCGCAAAAGACAGTTCTCGACTTGGATGGAATACGCATGACCAGCGTCATCGAGAAATTCTTCAAAGTAAAGGTTTTGATGGCGCTATTCTTGGAGATTCTGTGGTTGTCTTTAATCCAAAGCAATTAAAGTCAGCCATTGGTAACCGCGAAACCTATAACACCAAAGACCCAGACATCACCAAAGCCAACGGTGGCTCCATCAACAAAGCCAAGTTTCTGAAGGACAGCAAGGTCAAAGACGTTCTGTATCACGGCACAAGCAATGACATCACTCAATTTGACACCAATAGAGGTAAAGGTCTTATGCTTGGTGCTGGAGCATATTTCACGCCAAATGTAAAAAAAGCTGAAAGCTATGCAGGGGACACTAAGGGTCACAATGCCACCATAATGCCTGTGCATGTTTCACTTAAAAATCCAGTAGAAACAAGTATATTTGATCAAAAATATATGGGTTCTATATCCGACAAAGAAAATGCCAAACTTCGCGCCAAAGGGCATGATGGCATCATTCTTAGAAATTCTGATGGAAACATAGCTGAGGTTGTGGTCTTTCACCCTCATCAGATTAAGTCAGCTACTGGCAACCGTGGCACATACGACACAAATAACCCAGACATTACTAAGAAGAATGGTGGACTAGCCCACATGAACAAGGGCGGTAGCACAAACGAGAAATACCCATCCATCCAAGAAATGATCCAGCGATTAAAAGAGGAAGGAAGAACGCCGATTGTTCCCGTGCCTAATCGCTGGTTTGCCGATCCAGTAAAGCACCCGCATCAACAGAAGATGATCGAGCGCATTCTTGCAAAGACTGGACATGGGCGTGAAGGCTTTCCTTCTGGTGCCTATATCAATCCGCAGACTGGCGAGCCGATGGACTTTGACATCATGAACGACTTAGGTGTTGTTATTGATCCCAACACAGGTAGACCCATGATGTCTGGCATCAAGTCTGACCTGAGACAGATTGATCCAAAGTACGGCTCAATCACCAAGAGCAACTTGGTGCGCAAGGGCTTGTTCAAGCATGAAGGCGGCGATGAGTTGCTCAAGAACTTGGCATTCCTTGCAACCATTGAGAAAAGCGGCAAGGGACATCACTACGGACTGTCAACGCAATATGCATCACCTGCTGAGCTTGTAAACACAATGACTGGTCAGAATCCAACACTTAGGCCACACAGCCGCGGGGACATATTTGGTGTTGGTGATGAGGTTGGCCGCATATCCATCCAAGGCAAACACCATCCCGTGTACGAGAAGTTGTTGGTTGCACCTGCTGGCTCTGATGTGCAGGGCAAGAAGCTACACAAAGCCAAGGGTGGCAAAGTCACCCACGCCCATCACCTTGAAATAGAAGAGCGTCCACTATGAAACACTTAGTCGGAAAAGGTAAGCCATTCCATTCTGCTGTGGATAAGACTGCGGCGCTGTTAAAGCGCAAGGTAGGCACTGGCGCTGAGTTCATGAAAGAACTACAGGGCTTGGGTGGAATCAAGCAAGCAGAGATTGACGAGCGTGGCTTGAGTGAGCTGATGGGCGCTCCCAAGATGACGCATGAGCAGTTTATGAAAGCGCTATCGGCTAAGCCTGCGCCAGCGATACGTGAGAAGGTGTTAGGTGAAAAACCAGAGCCGCCAAGCAAAGAAGTGCTTCGCAGAAATGCAAACGATTTGATTAGAGTGCGCGCCAGAGAATACGCTAGTGAAGGATCTGATACATCGGCAGAGTACCGAGCCTTAGCGGCAGAAGAAATGCAAAGGTTGCGCTCTAATCACATGGATCAGGCTTTGCGCCTTGCAGAAGAACATGCAACCAAAAACCCAAGTTCAACGTATCACGAAGCTTACACGTTGCCCAGTGGTGAGAACTACCGTGAGATGCTGATCAAAGCACCCAAAGTTGAAACACAGTTTGGCGATGAGAACCCATACTTCAATGGCGTATATAGCCATTTTGGTGGAGAGCCTGCCATCCTAGCCAGCATGCGCTTGAAGGATCGCACTGGCCCCAACGGTGAGAAGCTATTGCACCTAGAAGAGTTGCAGTCAGACTGGCATCAGCAAGGGCGTGAGAAGGGATACAAAGTACGCGACCCACTTGCAGAAGAATATAAAAAATTAGAACAAAAAATGTTTAGCGGTCAAATGAGTTATACGCCAGCAGAAGAAAAAAGATTTTATGACTTGCAAGAACAAGGATATGACGACAAGCCTGTAACTGGAGTTCCTGACGCCCCATTCAAAAAGAACTGGGAAGAGATGGCGTTGAAGCGCCTGATCCACCACGCCGCGGAGAAGGGCTATCACGGCATTGTGGTGACGCCAGGCGCTGAGCAGGCAAACCGTTACAACTTGGCCAACCATATCGACAGCCTTCACTTCTCCAGAAATAGTGATGGAACAGTTGACATTAACGCAGTCAAAGATAGAAATACTGTGGTTGACAAAACTATGCAAACGCCAGAACAAATTGAAAGCATGGTTGGCAAAGA